AGCTTTACACATGCAGTTGTCTTACAAGCAATCTGTCGAATTAGCGGAGGAGCAAGCCTTAAATGTCTTAATGGACGGCAACAACTATGAGCTAATTAGAAAAAGATTTTACCAAGATCTTACTGTGTTAGGTATAGGCGCTGTTAAAACAAACTTTACAACATCAGAGGGTGTTACTATAGATTATGTTGATCCAGCTAAATTAGTTTACTCATATACAGAATCTCCTTACTTTGATGACTTGTATTATGTTGGTGAAATAAAAACAATACCTATTAACGAGTTAGCTAAACAATTCCCTCATTTAGAACAATCAGATTTAGAAGAAATAAAACAAAGCTCTTCTTTATATAACAAAGATCACTACCAACATAGCTATAGTTATAAAGAAAACGATAAAAACAAAGTTCAAGTTTTATATTTTAATTATAAAACTTATATGAACGAAGTTTACAAAGTTAAAGAAACTAGTTCTGGAGCTGAGAAAGCTATAGAAAAAGACGATCAGTTTAATCCACCAGAAAATATGGAAGGTGGTTTTACTAGATTAGATAGAGTTATAGAGGTTTTATACGAAGGGGCAATAGTAGTTGGCACCAATAAGTTGTTAAGTTGGGGTATGGCTAAAAATATGATGAGGCCAAAAAGTGATTATACTAAAGTTAAAATGAATTATAGTATAGTAGCGCCTCGTATGTATAAAGGTAAAATAGATTCGTTAGTAAAGCGTATTACAGGTTTTGCTGACATGATACAATTAACACATTTAAAGCTACAGCAAGTAATGTCACGTATGGTACCAGACGGTGTTTATTTAGATGCTGATGGTTTAGCTGAAGTTGATTTAGGTAATGGAACTAATTATAACCCACAAGAAGCTTTAAATATGTTTTTTCAAACTGGATCTGTAATTGGTAGAAGCTTTACAAGTGAAGGTGATATGAATCCTGGTAAAGTACCTATTCAAGAGATAACTAGTGGAGCTGGTGGACAAAAAATGCAAGCGTTAATAGCTAACTACAATTATTATCTACAAATGATAAGAGATGTAACCGGTTTAAACGAAGCTAGAGATGGTAGCACGCCAGACAAAAACGCTTTAGTTGGTATACAAAAAATGGCAGCAGCTAATAGCAACACAGCAACAAGACACATACTACAAGCTGGTTTGTTTTTAACAGCTGAAACAGCTGAGCAATTGTCACTTAGAATATCTGACATTATAGAATACTCACCCACAAAAGAAGCGTTTATACAATCAGTAGGCGCGCATAACGTTGCTACGTTAGAAGAATTACAACATTTACATTTATATGATTTTGGTATATTTATAGAGCTGACGCCTGATGAAGAAGAAAAAGCTTTATTAGAAAACAATATACAAGTAGCGTTAGCGCAACAAAATATAGAGCTTGAAGACGCTATTGATATTAGAGAAATAAGAAGTTTGAAACTTGCTAACCAATTACTAAAAGTAAGAAGAAAAGAAAAACTAGCAAGAGACCAAAAAATGCAGCAAGAGAATATACAGGTACAAGCGCAGGCTAATGCACAGGCTCAACAAGTTGCAGCGCAGACGGAAATGCAAAAAAATCAAGCTATTACAGAGTCAAAATCTCAACTAGCTCAAGTAGAAGCTCAATTAGAAATGCAAAAAATGCAAGCTGAAGGAGAGTTAAAAATGGCTTTAATGCAAAAAGAGTTTGAGTACAACATGCAGTTAAGACAGGTAGACTCAGAGTCTTTAAACCGTAAAGATAAAGAAAAAGAAGATCGTAAAGATCAAAGAACAAGGATTCAAGCATCCCAACAATCTGAACTTATAGATCAGAGAAAAAATGAAAAACCACCTAAAAACTTTGAGTCAGCAGGTAATGATATAATGGGAGGTGGATTTGGATTAGGTATGTTTGAACCTAAGTAAACAATTTTATTAATTATATAATATTTTATTATGGCAAAGAAAAAAGAAACTGCAACTGAAGAAGTTGTAGAGCAAAAACAAGATAACAATGTAACAAAAGTTGACCTTGGTAATGTTGAAAGCAAACAAGATGACAATATAACTAAGGTTGATTTAGATAAAAAACCAGAAGATGAAACCAAAGAAGAGGTTGTTGAAAACAATACTGACGACGGAGGAGTGGTTGAACTCGTTGAAGATGCCAACGCCTCAGAAAAACAAGAAGAAGTACAACCGGAAGCAGAAACACAAGAAACGCCAGTTGTAGAAGAAATAACTGAAGAAGAAGTAAAAGAACAAGTTGAAGATTTAGCTGAACAAGCTGAAGACGCTATAGCTGAATCTATAGAAACTGGAAAAGCACTACCAGAAAATATACAAAAACTTGTTGATTTTATGGAAGACACTGGTGGTAGTTTAGAAGATTATGTGAAGCTAAACAAAGATTATTCTGAATTAGATAATTTATCGTTATTAAAAGAATATTACAAGCAATCAAAACCTCATTTAAACGAAGAAGAAATAGACTTTATGATGGACGACTATTTTTCTTATGATGAAGAAATTGATGAGGATAAAGATATTAGAAGAAAAAAATTAGCTTTGAAGGAGCAAGTTGCCGAAGCAAAGCAACACCTGGACGGTGCAAAGTCCAAATATTATGAAGAAATTAAAGCTGGAAGCAAACTGACAACAGAACAGCAAAAGGCTATTGATTTTTTCAACAGATACAACAAGGAGTCAGAAGAACAACAACAAGTAGTTGAAAAACAAACTCGTACTTTTTTAAATAAAACTAACCAGTTATTTAACAAAAATTTCAAAGGTTTTGAATATAGTGTTGGAGATAAAAGGTTTAGATATAATGTAAAAAATACGAACAATGTTAAAGAAACTCAAAGCGACATTAATAATTTTGTCAAGAAGTTCTTGAATAAAAATAATGAAATGGAAGATGCTGTGGGTTATCATAAATCTTTGTATACAGCTATGAATCCTGATGCTATCGCTAAACATTTTTATGAGCAAGGTAAGGCTGATGCTTTAAAAGACAGTATTGCAAAATCTAAAAATGTTAATATGGATCCGCGTCAACAACACTCTGGTGTTATTGAAGCTGGTGGTATGAAAGTAAAAGTATTAGGTGATAATTCTAGTGACTTCAAATTTAGAATTAAAAACAAAAAATAACAATTTAAAAATTAAAAATTATGGCAATTAATGCAGGAACTAATTTGAATAGTGTTCCAAGTTCACAGCAACAAACACTAGCTACAAATTATGTTGATTTTACGAGCTCTGACACAAAAGGTTGGGCTCAACAATATCTACCTGAGTTGATGGAAAAAGAAGCAGAGGTTTTTGGACCTCGTACAATTTCTGGTTTCCTTTCTCAAGTAGGTGCAGAAGAAGCAATGACTTCTGACAGAGTTATATGGTCTGAGCAATCAAGACTTCACATCTCTTTAAAGGGTACTATTGATCAAGATGGTAACGTATCTTCTTCAGGTGCTAAAGGTAAATTTACAGTAACATCTGATATTGATGGTAATGTATTAGCTGACGGCTTTGGTGCTTCAGGAGGTTCAGTTGGTGACATACACGGTGTTAGAAACCACGATATTGTTTTACTTTCAACTCCAGGAGTTGTTGTTAGAGCTTTAGTTGTAGCTGTTAGTGGTAACACTATTGGTCTTAGAGCTTACAACGCTGATACTTTAGCTGCTTTAGCTGAAACAGCTGGTGGATGTACTTTATTAGTTATCGGTTCTGAGTTTAAGAAAGGTGACAACTATGATGGTTCAACTACAAGAGGTGCTAACGAGCCTAGTTTCAAAACTTTTACTAACAAGCCAATTATCATGAAAGATTACTACGAAGTATCAGGTTCTGACGCTGGTAGAATTGGTTGGGTTGAAGTTTCTTCTGAAGGTGGTGCTTCTGGTTACTTATGGTACTTAAAAGCTGAAGCTGACACTAGAGCTAGATTTAATGATTACTTAGAAATGGCAATGCTTGAATCTATTCCAGGTTCTAACTCAACTAATGTTGACGGTGAATTAGGTTTATCTCCAGAGGGAGATGCTGGTACTGAAGGTTTATTCCACGCTATCGAAGACAGAGGTAACGTTACTACTGGTGTTACTGGTGTTAACGCTGCTACTGATTTAGCTGAGTTTGACGCTATATTAGCTGAGTTTGATTCTCAAGGAGCTATTGAAGAAAACATGATGTTTGTTAACAGATCAACTAGTTTAGCTATTGATGATATGTTAGCTTCAATGAACTCTTACGGAGCTGGTGGTACTTCTTATGGAGTATTCAACAACTCTGAAGACATGGCACTAAATTTAGGTTTCTCTGGATTCAGAAGAGGTTCTTACGACTTCTACAAGTCTGACTTTAGATACTTAAACGACAAAGCCACTAGAGGTGGTATTAACGCTACTGCAGGATCTGAAGCTTTAAGAGGTGTTATAATTCCAGCTGGATCTTCTTCAGTTTATGACCAAACTGTTGGGGCTGCTGTTAGACGTCCTTTCTTACACGTTAGATATAGAGCTTCACAAACTGACGATAGAAGAATGAAGACTTGGGTTACTGGTTCTGTTGGCGCTGCTACATCTGCTTTAGATGTTATGCAAATCCACATGTTAACTGAAAGATGTTTAGTTACTCAAGGTGCTAACAACTTTATGTTAATGAAGTAAACACTTTATATTAAAAGACCGGGGCCTCGGCCTCGGCCTTTTATTTTATTAATTTTATTATATATTATATTATGGCAAAAAAACAAGAAACAAAAAAAGAGGTAGAGGTACCTGTAGTTGAAACACCAGTTGTTGAAACTCCAAAACCTAAAAAAGCTGAACCTAAAAAACCAAAGTGGGAAATAAAAGATAGGGTTTATTATTTAACAAATAAACGTAGACCTTTATCTTACATGGTTAAATCTGCTGGTATATACTTTTTTGATGAAGAAAAAGGTTATGAAAGAGAATTAAAATATTGTGAAAATCAAATAACTCCATTTGTAGATGAGATGAAAGGTGACCAAAGATTATCACATATAATATTTAGAAACGGTGCTCTTCACGTGCCTAGAAACAAACAAACTTTACAAAAACTTATGTCTTTGTATCACCCACAAAAAGACACGCTTTTTAGTGAGTGGAAACCAGAGGTAAAAGCCGCTGATGATTTAGAAATACTAGAATTAGAGTTGGAAGCTTTAAACATAGCTAAATCAATAGATATAGACATGGCTGAGGCTATTATGAGAGTAGAGTATGGTTCTAAGGTATCTAAGATGAGTTCTAAGGAGCTTAAAAGAGATTTGTTATTATATGCTAAAAACAACCCTGTTTTATTTTTAGAACTAGCTTCTGATGATAATGTTCAACTTAGAAACTTTGGTATAAAAGCTGTTGAGTTAGGTATACTTAAATTATCTGACGATCAAAGAAACTTTTTATGGGCTTCAAATGATAGAAAGTTAATGACAGTACCGTTTGACGAGCATCCATACACTGCTTTAGCACATTGGTTTAAAACTGATGAAGGTATGGAAATATATGCAAATATAGAAAAAAGATTAAACAATTAATCAAACTGTAGAGCGGTCGCCCTACGGGGCGATCGTAACTACAATACAACT